GAAACACTGATTACTCGGGAGAAATTTCTGCTTTTGGAGATACTGTAAGAATCATTAAAGAACCCGAAATCACCGTCTATCAATATGAAAGAGGTGCTGACGTAACTAAAACAGCATTAACAGACCAAGAACTAACTATGGTTGTTGATGTAGCAAACGCTTTTAAATTCATCGTTGATGATATTGAAACTTCAATGTCTCACGTGAACTTCAAAGAAGTTGCAAGCTCATCTGCTGCTTATGCATTAAGAGATGCATTTGATGCAGGTGTTATTGCTGAAATGTTTGCAGGTGTATCTTCAAGTTCACCTGATCACGTTATCGGTTCTGACAGTTCTACTGCTGACTCAAGCTTGACTCACGCTACTAATTCTGTAGACCTTTTAGGTTCTGACGGAACTGGAGTAGACCCTTTAGACCTTATGGCAAGAATGGCTAGATTACTAGATGACCAAAGCATTCCTGAAGAAGGAAGATGGTTCTTAGCACCACCTTCATTCTATGAAGAGCTTTCACAATCTGGTTCTAAACTATTGTCTGTTGACTTCAACGCAGGTCAAGGATCATTGAGAAATGGTTTAGTCGCAAGTGGTAAATTACGTGGATTTGATATGTACAAATCTAATAATGTTGCTAGTACGTCTAACGCTACTGGTAAAGTATTAGCAGGACACATATCGTCTACAGCTACTGCTCAAGCTATAACATCAACAGAAGTCCTTAGAGACCCTGATTCATTTGGTGATATAGTTAGAGGTCTTCACGTTTATGGTGCAGAAGTACTTAGACCTGAAGCTCTAGTATCTGCTTTCTACGTAGTAGACTAAGCAACCCGTAAGTGGGGAAGGAATCAGGTGTTCGCTTCCCCCTTACACTTTTTAATTTTAATTTAATTTTTAGGAGATATAAATGGATCACAAAAGAATGAAAAAAGCCGGTGGTTATGGTGTGAATGGTATGATGAAACGTAAACCTAAAGGTATGGGTGGTCGTTCAATGTACGGACATGGTGGGGAAGCCATGAAAAAAGCTAAACCTTGTTAAGATGAAAGTAAAAGCACCCAAAGGATACCATTGGATGAAAAGTGGTAAAGAATATAAATTAATGAAGCACTCAGGTAAGTTTGTAAAACATAAAGGTGCAAGTCTTACTGCAAACTTTGCAATTCAAAAACAACATAAAAAATAATGGCAACAACATTTCTTACACTAACTAACGATATTCTTAGAGAACTTAACGAAATTGAATTAACGTCTGCTACATTTGCTAGTGCAAAAGGCATACAAAGTTTTGTTAAAAACTCTATCAATAAATCAATAAATGATATTGCAAATGAAGAACCACAACTTCCTTTCTTTGCAGTTGCAGCTAGTGGAGGAACAGACCCTTTTTATGGTAATGTAACTGTAGCCAGTGTAGCAGGAACTCGATGGTATAATTTAAAAGCAGATAGTTCTAGTATAACTACTGACTATTCATCAATTGATTGGGATGATTTTTATTTAACCACAATAAATGTAAGTGGAGAATCTGCTCCATTTGTTTCACAAGGTTTAAAATTTATTACATTAGATGATTGGACCAGATACTTACGAGATGCAGAAAACAGTGATGATGCAGATACACAACAATTTGGTCAACCTAAATATGTTATTCGTAGTCCAGATCATCGTAAGTTTGGATTAAGTCCTATACCTGATAAAGTTTACAATGTTCATTTTTATGCTTATGCTGCACCTACTGCACTATCAGCCTTTAGTGATGAAATGGCATTACCTGATCAATATTCTAATGTAATAACTGCACGAGCTAGATATTATGTATGGCAGTTTAAAGAATCACCACAACAAGCAGCCTTTGCTATGGATGATTATAAAAAAGGAATGCGACAAATGAAATCTAATTTAATTAATCCATCTCCTAAATATATCGGAGATGATAGGATTTACTTCTAAATATGGCAACATCACAACCATATACAGTTGCAGTCAATGGAGGACTAGTTAAGTCTTCAAACGTAATAGACTTACTTAAAACTCCGGGAGTTGCAAAAGATTTAAGAAACTTTGAAGTATCTACGGAAGGTGGGTACAGAAGAATTAATGGATATCAAAAATTTGGTGAAGGAAGTTCTACACAACCTACTGGTGGAACTACAAATATATTAGGAATTTTTCCATACGCAGATGGTGTTATTGTATGTGCAAGTACAAACATTTATTTTACACAAGATGGAATTACATACTTACAAATAAATAGAAGTAGTGTTTCTGGTAGTGGTGATAATTATAGTACCTTTACAGGACGTAGTGTTTTAGCTAGAACATCACAAGGTCAATGTCAGTTTACATTATTTGAATCAGCTACATCTGATTATGGTACAGTAATTATAGCAGATGGAGCAAACGAACCTTATGCATTTAGAATGGAAGGTTCTGGTGCATTAAGTGCAAGAACTTATTTTGCAGAAGAAATTACAGTTACTGGAACAAAACATGTAAAGTATGTCACTACTCACGATAAACATTTAATAGCTGCAGGTGTTGAAGATAATTTAAACACAGTCTTTTACAGTACAACTTTAGACCCTACAAGCTTTAGTGGAAGTGGATCAGGTTCAATAGTTTTAGAAGATCAAATAGAAGGAATCAAAGGATTCCGTAATGAGCTATTTATATTCTGTACAAACAGCATATTTAAACTTATAAATATAAATGATGCTAGTAATATAGCAATCGTACCAGTTACGAAGAACGTAGGATGTTTAAGTGGCTATAGTATTCAGGAGATTGGTGGTGACTTAATATTTTTAGCACCAGATGGTTTCAGAACAGTAGCCGGTACAGCAAGAATTGGTGACGTTGAATTAGGAACTGTTAGTAAGTCTATACAACCTCTTGTAACCGACTTGACAGAAAGCATTAACAGCTTTATAATAAATAGCGTTGTATTAAGAGATAAATCTCAATATAGATTATTTTATACTAACACCTCTTTAGAAAATAGTCAACAAAAAGGAATAATAGGAACATTAAGACCAGATGGATTTCAATGGTCAGAAACAAGAGGATTAGAAGTTACAGCTATTGGTTCAGGATTTGATAATAACAGTGTAGAACAATATTATCATGGAGATACCAATGGTTACGTATATCAGCATGATATTGGAAATAACTTTGATGGTGCTAATATACTAGCACGATATGAGACACCTAACTATGATTACGGTGATCTAGGAACATTAAAAACTTTACATTATGTTAGAGTATCAGCAAGTTCCGAAGGTATAACAGAACCAGATATACAAGTTAGATTTGATTATGGTAATACAGACATACCACAACCACCAGACTTATTTGATTTAGGAGTTATTAATCCTCCGTCAAAGTTTGGTGATGCACTATTTAATACAAATGTATTTGGTGGTGGAGATAACCCGTTAATAAGAGTTCCATTACAAGGCAGTGGAACAAGTAATAATTTTACCATTATAAGTGATGATACAAAGCCACCATACACTATAAATGGTTTTTACGTAGATTATATACCCTCAGGCAGGAGATAATAAATGGCACAAACATATACACGACAGAGTTCGTTTGCAGATGGAGATACAATTACTGCTGCATTATTTAACAACGAATATAATCAGTTAGTCAACGCATTTGCATACAGTTCAAGTAGTGCTAGTTCTACAGGTCACAGACACGATGGTACAGCAGGACAAGGTGGTAATATACACACTATCGGTGATTTAGACTTTTTAAACAAGATTGTCGTAGATAGCACAAACAATAGATGGGGATTTTATGTAGAAGTCTCTTCGGCAGCAGTAGAACAAATAAGAATACAAGATGGAGCAATAGTACCAGTAACAGATAATGATATAGATTTAGGTACAAGCTCATTAGAATTTAAAGATGCCTTTTTTGATGGCACAGTTACAGTTGATGCTTTCGTAGCTGATACTGCAGATATTAATGGTGGTACAGTTGATGGTGCAACTATCGGAGCTAACTCAGCTTCTACAGGTGCATTTACTTCTGTAACGACTACAGGTAATGTTGATGTAGGTGGTAATCTTACAGTAACAGGAACAACAACTTTTAATGGTGGTACACTTACTCTTGGTGATGCTGCTGATGATAACGTAGTATTCGGTGCTGACGTTAATTCAAACATCATACCTAACACCGATAACACTTACGACCTTGGTAGTTCATCACAAGAATGGAAAGACTTATACGTTGATGGTGTAGCTTACCTAGATGGGATTAACTTCAATGGTACAGCAATCACCGCAACCGCAGCAGAACTCAATATACTTGACGGGGTTACATCGACTGCAGCAGAGTTAAATATCCTTGACGGAGTTACCTCAACTGCTGCTGAACTAAACATACTTGATGGAGTTACTGCTACTGCAGCAGAAATAAACGCACTTGATGGAATCACATCTACTGTTACAGAATTAAATATTGTAGATGGAAACACGTCTGCTACATCTACTACATTAGCAGATGCAGATAGAGTTGTTGTCAATGACAATGGCACTATGGTCCAAGTTGCATTAACAGACTTTGAAACTTATTTTGAGTCTGCATTAGACACACTAAGCAATGTTACAACTGTAGGAGCACTAAACTCAGGCAGCATTACGAGTGGTTTTGGTGCAATAGATAATGGTTCATCTGCAATTACAACAACAGGTACAGTTACATATGGTAGCTTATCAGATGGCTCTATAACAATTACAGCTTTTGTTGATGAAGATGATATGTCTTCAAACTCTGCAACACTTGTACCAACACAGCAGT